TCATACAATCTCTCGGTATTGCTCATTTCAAATCGTCCTCTGTTCTCTCGGCCCGCTCTTTCAGCGCCTCGATACTCCCGTTTTTGGCTGCCAGCTTCTCAAGCGCGCCGGCGATCCTCTCAATCCCCTGTGCTATCCGACGAATGTCCCGGCAGAGATGTTCTTCCTGTACCTGTTTCATGTACATCTCCTTTCATGCTCATGATCCTTTCGATTTCTGCAATTTGATATTCAATGTCTTTTTTCACCTTATATGCCTCTCGCTTTGTAAGGACTACGCTCATACCGCTGATTGCCCCGTCGTGCATCTCATAAAGTCCGCATCGGTGACATTGACACAACCAGTTGCGCTTGTCCTTCATAACACCGCTCACGATGCTTTCATCCGGATCAATATCGTGTCCCAAGAACAGACAAATAAACGCTTTTAACAGATTCAATTCTTCTCTCCTTCCCCTTGACACCTTCCGGAAATCCGGAGCGTATCAAACCGTTTTTTCCGCAACCCATTCATTCCATCGCCGTATTGCTTCTTCGAGATTGTTACATTTAGAACGATTAAATCCGTTGTCACAATCATCTGATCTATACATGTTATTGCATCTGATCGCATAGGTCATTTTGCCGCTTTTCCACACTTCCATTACTGGATTTATGCCACAGTTTTTACAAGGCAATGCACCCTTGACCTTTCTGCTTCCCGGATATATTTTCCCTGCTTCGACTTTCATTCGCTCACCTCACTCCTTGACACCTTCCCAAAATCAGGAACATTAACTGTTCGGAAATTCCGAACAGCTCACCTCTCCGTCATCATTTCGTACCGGCCACACCACTTTCTTGCATCGCAGTATTCGCAGTCACAGCTGTCCCCAATCCATCTCTGAGGAACACTCAAAGTCAGCATACCGAACCATCGCAACACGGTCTTCCATGTTAGACCAGTCCATTTCTCTCCTGCCTTTGTAGTATGGATCGAGTGCTGCACACCTGTTTATCCTGATCCCGGTGAAACCATATTCGCAGAATGTGTCTGTACCTGCGACATAGGCTTTTGCCTTTCCTGCGGATTCTGCAAAGACAACAATTGCAGTTCCCTCATCACCGTTCCTGTCGCTCCCGATATATGCTTTCATCATTCCGGCTCACCATCCTCATCTCCGAAGTTGATATTCAGCATACATTTCTCGTTAAGCATCTTCATCGGTGTGTCCATAAAAATTTTGTAGCAGGTTTCGCATACACCGACATTGATAAGGTTTGTCGTATGTCCACGAACAAAGGCCATCATCAGTGCCGCTCCGCCTTCGACGTAGTTGATTTCGTTCTGGCAGATATTGCATTTGTTCATTTCTGTTCACCATCCTTCCACCATGTCAATGACTGTCGTTGCCAGCAGCACGATCACTCCCACAAGAAACATCAATCCACTTATAGCAATCGCCACATCGTTACGGCTGAAAAAAAGCACGATAAAGGATATGATGATTATGACAGCGGATAAAGGTTTTGCTATTGCTGTTTTCATTCTTCCTCTCCTCTTAAACTCCATTCTTCAAGTGTGTCATATGCAGCCTTAAGCATCTTAAAAACTGCCACCACATCCGTTTCAAGAAGTTCTTTAAAACGACCACCGACAAACTTCAGTTCCCAGCACGGTTCATGAGAATTGTAGTAGAAATATCCGATACTGTACTTACACTCATGCCCCTGATACTGGTAATATTTTACAAGGTCAATCGTCTCGTTCTGGTCGTCTGGTTCAAGTTTGACAAGACGTTTAGGACATGCTTCCAGCGCATAGTCTCCCATACGCCAGTAAAAATTCAGTTCACTCATTCCGTCACCTCAAAACTGTTCTTGTGGATAATCTTTAAACATTTTATCAATTTGTATCGCAAGTTCAGACAATTCATATCTATCACATACCCACATATCAACTCTACCCTCGTTTACTGTGACCATATTGCGGTATGTAAGTTTAATTGCCCTTGCCTTGCATTTATTTCCTTTGCCGTTGTACTTACATTCGGCACAAGGACACGTTATTGACACCATCCCGCTCACCATCCTTTAGAATCTCTTCAAACCAGTCACACAGTCCTGTTTCGTCATCGCAACAGATGCTTTTGTCATGGCAGTTAGACATTGCCAAACCGCAATCATTGCAACTGTAACCTTTTTCTTCTGCTTCCCACTTCATCATTTCTGCTCTCCTTCCTGATATGGTTCTGGTAAAGGCATCCATGCGATAATATAATCCTGAAAAGAATTTCCGTCGTTTTCATAAATCATCCATTTTCCATCGCTTTTCAGCCATCCGATTATCACCGTTGGGAATGTAGTTGTCAGCAAGACCCCTTTACCGACTTCTGGCAGTCTCTCACCGCACGGGATCCACCGCTGTTCTGGCTGTGCGGACGGCAAGGCTCTCAAAACTTCCTCTGCTCCATTGATACAGTCCAAAGCATCAATCGCCTGCTGTCTGCTGATTAAATCATCCATTATTTTTTTTGCTCCTTTTCACGATATTCGCTCCCGCATTTCCAGCCTGCGCCAAATGCCGTATCCCATTTATCATCAAAATAAGTAATCGCCATTATCAATCCCATAAGACCACAACCGAATACCAATCCTATAACCAGAGATAACAGATCAATCGTTATTTGCATTCTTTCTCCTTTCTGCCCATGAGCAATAGTCCTTTGCCTTGACGTCTCTGAAATGCAGTTCGCAGTAGGCTGTGCCGTCGTTGTAACGGCAGTCAGGACAGAGAATGATGTCTGGCTGAATGGATGGAAAATGCTCAATCCGTCTCTTTAATTCGGCAACGCTCATGTAGATGGTATCCCCAAATCCATACTCGGTAATTTCATCAATCGCCTGCTGTCTGTAAATCATATTATCCATCCTGTTCATCACTCCATTTCTTCACCATTCCCAAAATCTGCATTGCTGTTAAAGTTGCGAATGCATTGTCCAAACCTTTAAGCCTTTCAATCTGTACATCAAACCACGACAAAGGAATTGACGGTTCTAACTGTGCGGACGGCAACTGCTCAATTCGTCTAACCGCTTCTTCCACACCGATGTATACTGCTCGTCCGTTTCCGTATTCAGTCAGCGCTTCAATCGCCGCATCCATATCAATCAGCTTCACTCTCCATCACCGCCTTTCCACAGCGGACAATTCCACCGCACCGAATCACCCCATTCAGGGCGATATTCACAGTCCTTTTTCTTACAGTTGTTGCAATTGTTATGCTTTATCACCTTTGCCCCTAATCTGGCCAAATCGCAGATAGAAATGATATAGCAGATAATTTCTTCACGCTTCATGTCGGGGTCATCAAATACGCTCATCCTTCCTCACCTCCAATATTCCCGATCACAACCTTTTCGCCTGTCTCCACGTTTATCAGCTGTATGTAGCCATACAGATTCGTGTTGACCTTTATCTTGCCGTCCTTCACGGCCTTCCGAAGCTCTTCCAGGAGCTCAGTGTTCTTCATTGCGTGCCTCCAGTCGTTCACGCCATCTCTGCATCTTCTCTTCAACGATGTCATTCACTTTGTCAGGGTCAATGACATAGCCCTCGATGATCAGGCGGATACAGAGCGTTACGTCTGCGACCTCTTCAACCAGTGCGTCCCGGCACTCTTTTTCGGTCTTTGGTGTGGGATTCTCTCCACGAAGCTGTCTGGCCCATTTGAGCGATGCGTGTGTCATCTCAGCGCCTTCCTCGCCTAACATCTCCAGTACGGCCGGCAGACCTACCTTCTCTATGATGTCATTCATGGCTGTTACCTCCAATCACCTGTATATGTCCCCAATACCCGTCCGGCAAATCAGCCAGCTTGCTCTCCATCCATTCACTGGCCTTCATGGCGTCATCCGTGACCGTCTGGTCGATGACAGTGTCTTCCGGGGTTTTGATCTCAACCTTGTATTGCCTCATTTCGTTTCTCCCAGCGCCACGTGTACCAGCTCCCGCATCTTGTTATAGGCGCCACTGATTGCGACAGTGTTTGAATACTCTCCGACGATATCGGAATAATGATTCAGGTACCATTCAGCCTTCTGGACATCCTCTGCTCCGCCCTTGTGCTTATACCGCCACAGGTACTTAAAAGCATTGCACAGGCAAAAGTTACCGACCGCCTCAGCACCAAAGGCAATCTCCATAACGTCGATACATTCCAGGAATGTGTTGCCCTCGTAGTGGGCCGGGTGGTTGATGTTGTCAGGTTCGGGCTTTTTCGGCTCCCACTGGTCTCCCTTCCAGCAATCTCTGCAGGGCTTATCTATTCCCAGCTTGGCTTCATGGGCGCAGGTATCACAGTCTTTTCTCTGTTCCATCACTCTTCCTCCCACCAGTCATCCCTGTCTGACGCTGCACTTGCCAATGCCAGCGACAGGATCGTAACAGTGCGTCCGATAAAACAGCCGATTCCAAAAGCAAAATAGGTCATTCTCCATCCTCCATGTGTTTCTCGATATAGTCAGCGTTCTCTCCCAGCCTCTTCGCCTTGTCTCTCAGGTACTCCACCACCTGCTGTACATCACCCAGCTGGTGCGACTTTTCTGCCCACTTCAGGAACATATCCACGTTTGCTTTTTCAGCCGGGAAGAATAGGTCAACAGAAACGCTCCTGCTCCCAATCAGAAGATTCAGCATGTCACTTCCTCCACAAAATTCTTAGCATCCGTCAGAGACATTTTCTCGGCCACAATATGGTCCACATCGTCCTCTGTCGGCCTGATGACCGCATAGGTTGTGAACAGGCGCCTGCCGTTGTTCTTGTTATTTTTGATCCATCTGGTTCTAGACTCGATCCTGTAATCCGTTCCGTCGCCCCGGTAGAATACCGTCTTCTCACCATTGGGTTTTACGATCCTTCCTGTAGCTCTCCATCTGATCATCTCTTTTTCCTCCGTTCCTTTTCTCTCTTCCATTCAGCTTCGTGGCACTTCGGACAGATAGCCATGGCAAACATACCAGAGCCGTTATACAGCTCGCGGGAAGTAAATGCGTCCCCATAAGGGAGCTTCTTTCCGCACTGAGCGCAGTTAATAAACTCATCCAGATCGGTGCTAAAGAATCCTACGTTCCATTCACTCGGGTACGGATGCGGTTCATAGCAGTGCCTGTCCGGGTCCCATTTCTGAATCTTTATTGCCATTTAAATCTCCTTATCTCCCAGGAGCCGCGGGGGCTCCCGGAACTCTCCGCTTAATCCTTCTTCCTGGTCCCACTCGCTCAGGACCAACTCATCAGCCATCCAGATACAAATCCAGATGACAAATTTGCGTGTGTGCTCTTTCTGGCCCTTGATGTAGTGCTCGGCCAGATTGCCGAACTCTTCAATCATGATGCCGTGCCTCTCGTCGCTCCCGATCTTTCCGTGCCACTTCTTTGCCAGGCGCCACAGATCTGTCAGGAAGCAGAAGTAATACTTGGGCGGCATCATGTCAGAGTTCCTCGATCCGGATCCAGATCCCGGGGACCTGGGCCCAGAACTTCTCCACGATCTCGGACGCCACCAGGGCGTCGTCCTTCCAGTATCCGCATTTGGTCATGCAGTCCTTCAGGAGCTTCTGCAGATTGTCCGTATCCGGCTTGGTGATCCGGTAGGCTCCATCAGGATGGCGTCCCCTGGGAAACAGCCACTTGACGAACAGCCGGAGCCCGCACCGGTATGGCTGGTCCGGTCTGTGCTGAGACAGGTATGCCGTCAGCTTGGCTCTGGCCGCCTTCAGCTCCGGCGGGTCGAAGAACACCGGCTTGCCGTTCCGGACTATGACCTTATGTTCCTGAGCGGTCACTGTCGGCGGGTCCATG